AGCTACAGCGGAAAAAACAGCATTAATTGAAAGATTAAGAACATATTTTGATCAAACTTCAACTCAAGCATTGCTTGAAAGAAAAGCAGCAGAATCAGTAGCTCGTCAAAGTGAATTAGGACAATCACCAATGACAATTTATATAGGATAATATGGCATTATTTGGATCAAGTAGAGATGTTTCTGTAGTAAGAAAACTTAATAGAGAATTGTTAGGTAACATTATGTCTCAACAATGTACTCTTTATAAAGTTAACTTAGAAAAAACAGTATCAAATATGTACGGTGAATCAACTGGATATAGATACTTTACAGAACCTACTTTATTATATTGTAGAATAACAAGAACAGATCCTAGTTTTGAATTAACAGATATAGGTCCTAATTATGATAGAACTATGACATTCTCATTTTTAAGAGATGATTTAGTTGATGCTAAAGCTTATCCTGAAGTAGGAGATATAATTATGTACTATGAAGGATATTTTGAATTAGAACAAGTATATGATAACCAATTGTTTGTAGGTAAAGATCCTGACTATCCATACAACACAAATCCATTAAATCCAGGATTAGAAAATTTTGGTTATTCAGTATCAATAAATTGTATAGGACATTATATTCCTGCTGATAAAGTTAACTTAACTAAAGAAAGACCATAATGGCAAATAGAAAACCAACTCCTAAATCACAACGAGAAATTAGTATTTCTCAACAAGAGCCTTACAATCAAGGAGGTCCTGGTTTTCAACCTGTAGGAAATCCTAATGATTTAGGTCCTGATTATACAAATAGAGGTAATCAACTTAGTTTTAAAGGAGACACAGTAAAACCATTTACATTAGGTATTCAAGATATTGATGAAGCTATTTATTATTATTTTAATGAAGTAATAAAACCATATGTAATTCAAAATGGACAAAGAATAGCTGTTCCTATTGTTTATGGTAATCCTGAAAAATGGAAATCAATCCAAAAAGACGGATATTATAGAGATAAAAATGGAGCAATAATGTCTCCATTATTAGTATTTAAAAGAGATAGTTTAACTAAAAATAGAAGTATAGGAAATAAATTAGATGCAAATCAACCTCATCTATATAGTTCTTTAATTAAACCTTACTCTAAAAGAAATTTCTATACTCCATTTGATGTATTAAACAACATCAAACCAGAAACAGAACAATACGCGGTTGTAATACCAGACTATGTTACAATAACTTATAGTTGTGTTATATACACCTATTATGTAGAACAAATGAATAAAATTGTAGAAGCAATTAATTATGCTTCTGATTCATATTGGGGTGATCCATCACGTTTTAAATTTAATGCTCGAATAGATTCATTTGCTACAGTAGTAGAAGTAGCTGATGGAAAAGATCGTTCAGTTAAAAGTAATTTTGATATTAAATTAAATGGATATCTTATTCCAGATGTAGTACAAAAAGATGTAAGTGCAATTAAGAAAATACCTGTTGTTACTAAAACAATATTTGGGATTGAAACTACAAGTAATATTAATCAAGTACCTCCTCCTCCAAAAAGTACAAATTAAATTTGGATAATTAAAAAAATGTTATTATAATAAAGATTATGTTTATACCTAAAGAACAATTAAATCAAAATCCTCAACCACAACAACAGCCTGTTGCTGAGACAAATTCTAAATTCTTAACTCAAGAAGAAATAGAAGAATTAAAACAATTAAATATTTTTTCTCAAGAATTAATTATTAAATTTGGTCAAAATGAATACCAAATTCAAATATTAAAAGATCAAAAAAATGAATTAGTTAAAGAATTAGCAAATCTAAAAATTAAAGAAACCCAATTCAGTCAATCTTTACAGAACAAATATGGTAATGTAAATATTAACTTAGAGACAGGAGAAATAACACCTACTAGTTAGTTTTTGAGCTATTTTTAGATATTTATAAGTAACAATAAACAATTAAATATTTAAAAAATGGCAGAAACTTTAATATCCCCTGGTGTGTTAGCTAGAGAGATTGATCGCTCTCAAGTAGCAGCTCAACCAGTAGTTGTAGGTGCAGCAATAATTGGTCCTACAGTAAAAGGTCCTGTAGAATTACCTACTGTGGTAAGTTCTTATGGTGATTTCGTGAATAAATTTGGTGATGTATTAATAAGTGGCAGTGATGTTTACTCATATTTTACTTCAATCGCAGCTTATAATTATTTTAATGAAGGTGGAAATTCTTTATTAGTAGCTAGAGTAGTAACAGGTTCTTATACTTCAGCTACAAGTACAGCAATTAGCGCTAGTACTAATGCTTCTTCTCAACCTGCATTTACATTAAAAACAATATCTAAAGGTATTATAATGAACAGTTCAAGTTCAATAGATGCCGCTGGTGCTTTATTAAGTGGTTCAGCTGATAATATTCGTTGGGAAATTATTAATCCAAATACTTCTTCTGGAACATTTGATTTATTAGTTAGACAAGGTAATGACATTACAAACAGTAAAATTGTATTAGAATCATTTACTGGTTTATCTTTAGATCCTAAATCTCCAAATTTTATTACTAAACAAATTGGTGACTATGTTTATAATTATAATCCATTAACTCAACAAATTGAAGTAACAGGAAGTTATAGAAATAACTCAAATTATATTTATGTATCTTCAGTTAATTTATTAACTCCTGATTATTTAGATAATAATGGTGTAGCTAAAGCTCAATATACATCTTCAATTCCTTTAGCAGCTAGTGGTTCATTCACAGGTGCTACAGGTGATATAAAAGGTGGAGCTGCATTTTACAATAACATTACTTCAGCAACTAACACTCAAGGTTTAGATTCTGGATGTTATACAAACATGGTTAATTTATTAGCCAATAAAGATGACTATCAATTTAACATACTAATCACTCCAGGTTTATTTGATTCATTACATACAAGTACTGTAAGTACACTTATCACAAATACTCAACAACGTGGAGATAATATTTTTGTATTAGATCCAGTAGTTTATGGTCAAGCTGCTTCAGCTGTAGTTACTCAAGCTTCTAGTCGTGATACTTCATATGCTGCAGAATACTGGCCTTGGTGCCAAATTCAAGACCCAGCAACTGGTAAAAACGTTTGGGTTCCTGCTTCAACAATGATTATAGGTGTTTATGCTTATAACGATACAGTAGCAGAACCTTGGTTCGCACCTGCAGGTATCAATCGTGGTGGTTTAGGAACAGTATTGCGTGTTGAACAAAAATTAAATCAAACAACTCGTGATACTCTTTACACTGGTAAAGTAAATCCAATTGCTACTTTTCCTGGTCAAGGTATTGTAGTATATGGACAAAAAACATTACAAACAAAACCATCAGCTCTTGATCGTGTGAATGTAAGACGTTTGTTAATTTCTCTTAAATCTTATATCTCTCAAGTAGCAAATAACTTAGTGTTTGAACAAAATACAGCTGCTACAAGAAATATATTCTTAAGCCAAGTAAATCCATATTTATCTTCTGTTCAACAAAGACAAGGTTTATATGCATTTAAAGTAATAATGGATGAAACAAATAACACAGCTGATGTAATAGATAGAAATCAGTTAATCGGTCAGATTTATGTTCAACCTACTAAAACTGCTGAATTTATTTACTTAGATTTCATCATTACTCCAACTGGTGCTACATTTCCAGCCTAATAAAAAATAATTATCTTCCCTCTGAAAAATGAGGGAAGATTTTTTAAAATATAATACGTATAATAAACAATAACAACACTAAATAAAATATAAAATGGGAGTATTATCACCAAACGACATATTTTTTACAGCATTTGAACCAAAAGTAGCTAATAGGTTTATTATGTATGTAGATGGAATTCCTTCATATACAATCAAAGCAATTTCAGCTGTAACTGTAGATATGAATGAAATTAAATTAAATCACATTAACGTTTACCGTAAAATTAAAGGTAGAGCAAGTTGGGGTGATTTAACTATGACATTATTTGATCCAATCACTCCATCTGGAGCTCAAGCAACAATGGAATGG